CTAATATTATATACTGATCCTGATGCTATTGCAGATGTTGTAGCATTTGGATTAAATGGGTTCATATGTGCTGGTACTACTGCTTCATTCTTATGAATCATTGCTAACATATCTGCTGGAACCATATTGATTCCCGCCTCAAATCTAGGTAAGTTATACATATTGCCAGGGCGGTTATTTCCTAGCCCGCGTGGCCCTATGGGACTTGAAGCTGTCAGCATGTTACCAAGGGCCTTCATTATCTTATCCATATCAATACCTGTTTTATCTTGTAAAGCATTTATTGGAGAAAGCGGTAGTCCTAAAGGTGGCATATTAGAAAGAATTGATGTTAATAGATTTGGCTTCTTTGCAGATCCAGCCTTTGGAATTAAATCATCCCAACCCATCTTAGTAGCTAATGCTACTAGATTTTCAAAATTATCAGCTCCGCTTATTATTCCATTTTCCCCAAATATCTTGGCCATGCCCTCGTATATCAAAGACTGAGTCCCAGTCACGACAGGTTCTGCTGTTCTCATAAGAGCGGCTTGAGTTTGCGACCACGCTTGCCCTACTTGGGGTCCTCTTACTCCAGGATTTCGTAGAGCGATCTCCAGTTGTTCGTATAAATTATCTAATACAGAACTCTCTAAGGTTGAAGAAGCTGGAGAACCTAGATTGTACCCCAGGCCTTCTTCCCAACGGTGTTTTAATGAATCAAAACCAGGGAGTTTATCCTTTAAAGATTTTATTCCTCTATATGAAAATAGATCAGCATAAAATTCTTTAATGCTTCCCATGTTGGGTTCGGGGACCTTACCTGATTCTTTAAGCCCACTCCATATTGATGAAAGATTTCCAAATAGATCATGATCTCTATGTCCAAGCTCGTGAATTAAAGTTTGAACAGTTGCGTGAGGGTGTCTAACTGCATTTCCAGCTATATCAATTGTTGTTTTTGCAAGGGATGGCATTGCTACACCATATCCCCTTGACCAAAAAGCTGGGTTATCTCCAGGTGGCTTTAAAAATGCGCTAGCTCTTTCTGCCAAGGCTTTAAATCCAGTTGCTTTCTGATTTCTAGACTTAAATGCTTTTGCCAGCTGCCTTGGAGTGTTTATAATTATGCCTGTGCCAGCTTGTAATGATCCTTGTATAAACGGAGAAAGTGGGAAGCTTCCAGTTTTAGTTCTTTCCCAGGTACTTGCTGCAGAATTCATTTTTTCGATTAATTCAGCATATTTAGATTTTGCTTCTGTTTTAGCTAATGCGCCTCCGTCCATTAACTTATTTAATAATTTTGGAAACAATACAGTGTTATCAAAAACAGTTAAAGGAGAAAATCTTTTTGCGGCGTAAGCTGTCTCACTAGAATATTTAAATGGATTAAATGATTTTAATAAAGGAACAGTGTTTTTTGCCCTCTCTACCGTCTCCATAACAGATGCTAAGCCAATGCGAGTTGCTCCCTTTATTCCAGCATTTACTCCTTTTGCACCCTTTAAAATACTTGCTCCTGGAACAAAGTTTAGTCCTGTCCAGAGATAGTCTCCCTTGGTTCCGCTACCTGCTATTATTTCTTCAATTGGTTTTCCAACGGCAGAGTAGATAAAGTTTTCTATTGATTTGTGTCCAGGCATCTTCTGCAACATTCCGCCCGTTGGATCAACGCTTCTCATAATCCCTCTAAGGATTCCTTCAGTATACTTTCTTGTACCAGGTGCTTTATCAACATCTTCTTTATTTTTTCCAAACTGATCGAAGTAGCTACTGAATTTATTTTTCAGCCCGCCAAATAATCCTCCGTCTTTATATCCTTTAACTAAGCCGCCGTTAGCATATCCTGCGCCTCCTTTAAACCCTGGAACTGGAATAGAAGGATCTGTGATTCCCAAAACGTGTCTAATAAATTCTTCTGATCTTCCGTTACGTGCCAGTGCTGTTGCTGATCTTCCAATTGCTGGGGACATATTGAAATTAGGCAATCTGGATGCTGTAGCCTTTTTTAAATTCTTTCTAATAAAGTCAAGATCTCTGTAACCATTCATTGACTGCAAGGCAAAGAATTCAGCTGCTTCTGGTGTTTCAGGAAGATACCTTCCCTTTAAAATCTGATTAATTTCTTCTTGAGTTATTGAGCTTCTATCTGGAAGAATAGCTGGTGTGTAAGGGCGAAACTTTCCTTCTGCTTCTAATTTATAATTTTCTCTAATTAAAGGATTATTTTTTTTATGTGTTTCCGCATTAAATAAGAATGGAGAATTATTAGAGTTTACAATACCGCCATCGGCATATCCAAGAGCTGCTGCGTAAAGAGAGCGTGGATCTTTTCCAATATTTGGAATGATTGGAGTTTTTCCGCTATTTATTAATAGTCCACCGAGTGTAGTTTCTCCTTTATACTTAGGTCTTCCAAACCCAACTATAGATGCTCCTGGATGGTTGTATAATCTTTTTCTTTTAAATACACCGTCTCTAATTCTAAATAGTCTATCCTTGTCATAATATTCTTTATCTTCATATCCCTTTGGGAATACTAGTGGTGGTTCTACCTCTGCAGTATTTCCTTCAATTGTCTCAAGCAAAGATTTTGATAAAATGTTTCTGACTAAACCTATATGCTGTATTCGATCCTGGCCTGGCTTATTGTTATCATATCCATAATTAAAGAATGCCATATCTCCTACCTGTGGATCTGATGTATGGTAATCACCCTTTTCTTTAAACTTTTGAGCACCACCAGCTGTATAAACCATATTATCTAATGGAACTCCAGCAGCATTTGCTACCCAGTTCATAAAGGCACCGCACCAAGCAATAAACCTAGAGTTTATATTTTTATCCCTATTGTCCTGCCATTTACCAAAAAATGTATCGTTATCCTCGTTGCCTTCTTTAAAGCCAAGCATTGACTCTGCGGCTTTAATCATTGTAGATAGTTTTCCGTCTGGCTCTATACCAGCAGTCATTGTATGCTTGTGTCCTACTAGACCACCATCGTGGAACATAAGTGGACCAAATCCGTAGACTCCGCTTCCAATACCTCCCATAGAAGCGCCAGAGCCTGCATAGCGCATTGGGTCCTTATCAATGCCCATTCCTGGGCTGCGGGTCTTTCCTGGTTTCTTAGGGAAGGATTCAAACGTCTTTTTCTTTAAATAAGATCGTATTGATGGTACAACATTTACAGGCCCGCCATCTGCATAACCAGGAACTGTAGCCGTTGATGTGTCCACTGTAGTTGGATCAATAGATGACATCTCAGGATCACCTGATTGATTTGGAAGTGGAGTCATCTTTGTTGGGAATGATTTAAATTCTGGGCTTACTGAACCAAATAGGCCTGGATGTGTTTTCTTATAAAATGTCTGGGAAACCTGGTCTCCATCACCATACCAGCCAATTACACCAATATGGTCTTTAGCAACTTTAGAAACTATAGTTGCATGGTCTGGAACGCCATCTCTGAATGGTCGGCCATCTTCATCGTATTGATAATCAAACCAAGCTAAGTCTCCAACTTTAATATTTTTATAATTGTTCTTTTTAGTTAAATCATTAAAAAGACCTTTCTTTTTATACTTTTGAGTTGCTTGCCATGCACTATGCATTTTGTCTGATATTTTAACTCCAGCTTTTTCAGCTACCCAGGCAACAAATTGTCCACACCACCATGAAGTTTCATCACCTATACCAAATTTTTTATTTCCCCAAATATTAAATTTATTAGTGTCAGACATTCCCTTGTCATAGAATCTGGCATCACCAGGTTTTGCGCTACCAAGTTGAGAACCAAATCCTCCATCAGGAGTCATACGGTCATGTAGTCTATAGTTGTGACCCGATCCAATCTGACTTTTTGCAATATCAAGGAATCTTTGAAGAGATCCCATTGGTGATGTAATTTTATCTATGCCATAATTTTTTCTAGGTACACTATAAAAATCGTCCATTCCTTTTTTCCAAGTAGTTGCAGATGGCAAAACTGAAACAAATCTATTATCACCTAATGAAATTTGTGAAGGGGGATGTGTGCCATCATCTAAATGATCATGAACTGGACCACCCTTGTGGAATTTCTGTCTATTAATTGCATCAAGTGTTCTAACTCCATATTTTGCAACAGATGATGCTTTAACTACATACTCTCCATGTGAAAGCATTGCTGGAATAGAATCAGATGTTCCAGTTCCTGGACCAGTTATGTGTCCTCCTGCTGCTTTTTTATTTGCATCTCCAACTGACTTATAAAGATCAGTAATTGTTCCAGAAGCATAATCATACTTATATATTTGTCCATCCATAGGATTTACAGCATATGCTTTTCCTTTGTATTTAAATACTTTAAAGTATTCCTTCATTCCGTCATTATTTTCTCTAACATACATCTCGTAAGATCCACCGCTTACAAGATTTGTTGCTGCCGCTCCAGCTTGATTTAAACTCTTTGCCGTGTTGGTATAGTCTTTAGCTGTACCTGGACGAAGCACCTCATCAGACTTAGTGCCCTGCGGAGTATTTGGTTCATATCTAGTGAGAGCTTTAACCAAATTATCGTTCAGCTCTTTTATTTTCAATCCGCCTGTTATTGCCTCAGCTTGTGCAAGTACTGCTTTTTGATCTACCTTGAATTGATCTAGTACACCTTTACTTAGAGTTTTTATTTCTGTTAAAACGCTTCCATTATATGCCACAGAAGTTGTTTGAAGTTGAATAGCTTTTCCATTTTCTGTAAAATATTTTGAAAAACCATCTCTTATGTATTTTGCAGAAAGAGAATTACCAGTTCCTGATTTTTGTATTTCTTTAATAAGTGCAACTAGTTTTCTATCAACTTCAGCTTGAGCAGCTGCTTGAAGTTCAACTGGCAACAAGGCAACGTTGATTCCTTCAACAGTTAGCTGATTGTATCTAGATTGAAATCCTTCCATAGTTAATTTAATTTCTTGGGCAACAGCTGTTCTATCTGCAGCCAGGGCTGCAGCATTGCTTCTTGCTTCTGATTTTTCTTGTATTCCTGCAGCTTTTTTCTCTAAAGGTGCTTTTGCTGCATTTGCAGCATCTTCAACTGCTTTCTGAGCAAGCTCGGATTGTCTATTTAAAGTTAGTTGATCTATGTCTAATTTAGCTTGGTTTGCTCTAGCCATATCTCCACGAGAAATAGCGTCAGAATATTCAATTTGTAGCTTTTGCAATTCCAATGCATAATTTGAGGCTTCTTGAGTTGCTCTTAACGCTTCTAGTTTTTTATTTTTTTCATCGTCAATAAGCTTTATCTTTTTAGCAATTGCCTTTAGCTCTTCCTGGGCGTTTCTTTGTGCAGCGTTTGCAGCTCTCTGAGAAGCAGCAGATGTAGCATTAATTGTTTTTTGCAATTTTGTTAGAGCTGTTTCAACTGTTCCATATGTTGTTGCAGTTCCACCAACATCTCCCAAGTCATCCATTGCACCAACTATTGATTGTGTAAATCCTGCTAATTTAATTGCTAGAGCAGAATCTACTTTAGATAGATCGGCAGCAAAACCAGAGGAGAACAGGGTCCACTTTGCTAAAATTCCTTGTACGCTGTCTGCTCTAGTTGTAATTTCTCCCAAAAGCCTATTACTTCTTGAGAGCTCGTTATATGCTTCGTCACCTATTGGCTTGTTTAAAGCATCTCCGTATACCCTGTTAAAATCTCCTATTACTTTCTGGTAAGCAGCAAACTCGTCAATAACATTACCTGCTTCATCTTCTGTACCTACAAGAGCTTTTGTGGTTAGACCAAATATATTAATTAATGATTCAAATCCTGCACCTAGTTCTCTTCCAAAATCAACAAAGTCGGAGCCCTTATTTAAAGTATTAAGAAGATTTCCTACTGCAAAATTAGCTGCTGTAGCTTGATCTGTAATTCCTGCAAATGATGAGTTAGAAAGTATCTTATACATATCTCCGCTCTGTGAGCTGTTTGCTAATGCCCCATAAATCTTTTTATTAGCCTCTTCAACACTTAGCCCTGCTGCTATAAATTGAGCTTTTTGGTTATTTACAAGTCTTAATGTTTCGTCAAATCCACCTGATCTGTTTATTGACTCTATTAATTCTTTTAACTTTTTGCCCTCTTCTTTTGCAACCTTCATCTGCTTAACATCCATTGCAAGTCCAGGAAGACCTGCCGATAGATTTTGTCCTCCTGCAGCTTGCGCTGAAAGCAATTTTCTGTTTGCTATTGTGTTTTTCATTTCTTCATTTAAATTAAAGTATTTTATTCCAGCCTGCTCAGCAGCTCTTGCTGTAAGCCCAAGCCCCATGGTTGCGTCTTGCCTTGAATCTTGAATTTTTTTGTACAGATTTAAACCTTCAATAACAGTGCCTATTACAAGTCCTATAGGGCCAAATCCTTTTAAAAGTCTACCAAGTAAGGCAACAGCTTTTGTTGCCGTTGCGGCTCCTGTAGCTATAGTACGTATTCCCTTTGAAACCGCAGCCATACCTGCTTTTGCTGCAGTTGCCATTCTGACAAACGGAAGGAAAGGAAGTATGCTAGATGCAACCATCAATCCCAGACCAGCTTGCATACCGCTCATTCCAAGTACTTTTTCTTTTTGCATCAATGCCATTCCGCCCATTGAGCCAGCCATACCTATGCCCATTTGGGCACCCATTCCCATACCACCTCTTGGAGGAATTGTAACACCAGATGCTTTTGCTTGAGCTGCTGTCATTGAAACACTATGTCCGCCAGTAGAAGCATTATTTACAAGGTATTCTCTTTTTCTAAATCCTACGCTTCCTACTTTTCTAGATTGCACTCCATCGCCATGATCTTTAAATTTGCCTATGTATCCTGGACCAAAGAATCCTTGTGTCGGAACTGCCATTCCTGCAGGATAATTTCTTGCAGCATATGCTTGCTGCTCTTGTATTACTGAATTCCTAAAATTATTAATCCCATTTGCTGCTCTCCCAGGCAAAGCTTGTATGCTTGAGGCCAGGGCCTTTGAGGAAGCCGCTAGTTTTGTTGACATAGACTTTGTAGTATTTATCATAGATTGTGCACTTGCTTTAGTTGACATAGCAATAACTCTTGCATTTATATCTATAGCTTTTGCTAGCTGGATTGAGTCTCTTTTAATCGAGTTTCCCATTCCTGCAAATGCTGCAGAAATTGCTGCTGTATTTCCAACTCCTGGAATGTTCATTGGCATTGTTGGCATATTCATATAAGGGAATTGTGCAAGTCTCATTGTGCTAACTGTTCTAGCCATAGATGCGGTAGGTACTCCAGTGTAAACATTACCAGCTACACCAGTGCCTCCAACATACGGAACACGGGCAACCTGCATCTGAGGATTACCAGATGCTGTGTATGAAGATCCGCTTCTTGTGTTGTAAGATGCGGCTCGTTCTGCTCTGGCTCTTTCCTGCGCTGCTCGTGTAGCAGGGTTTCCTTTTCTACCGTAGGAATATCTGCCTTGTCTAACTGCGCCACCGACTGGTCCTCCAGAATTAAGGTATCTTGGGTTAGCGTGTATGGAATGATATTTACTCCAATCAACATCTATTCCATCATCTAATCTTTGAAGCATTGCAACGTATGGCTGTCTAAGCTCTTTAGGTAACCCATTTATTATTTTTACTAATTCTGGACGAGCCTCTTCCAATGCTTTCTTCATTAGTCGACCATATTTTCTTGGGCTCATCTTAGCAACTATTGGGGCAGTATCACGTGCAAAATCTTTTCTTGCTCCGCCTTTAACAGCAAGTAAATTAATCATTGCTTGCCTTTCCATAGAATTCATTTCTGTGGCGAGGGCTGCATTACCAGATGCTTTAGCAAATACTCCAGCATTTCCAACATCTGGATTAAAATTACCAAAAACGTTTGACCTAGATAAATCTTTATTGTTCATAAGAAGAGAACCAGCAAGCTGTCTAATTACTTGATCTTCTTTCCAAAGTACACCAGTGCTGACAAAACGCGGGTCAAAGTCTGATTCTAGGGCCAGCAGCTTGCTTTTCTTTGATGGGTCTAGCGGGTTAGATATTGTTCTAGCTGTTTGAACTGGAGAATTTATACCAAAAGCGTTTCTCATAATTGTGGTTCCGATTGGCTCATGTATTGCAGTTAATTCATTAGGAACGCCTTTAACAAAAACTAATTTACCTGTAGGGTCTCTATATATTCCAGATACGCCAGGTACTGGATAACTCATACCAGAGCTTGGTGCAATTTGGTGTCCATATTTAGTTACTGGCATACTGGCAAAAGAACCTAGTGAATCTTTTGAGCTTAATGTCTTTGCTGTTGTTAAAATCTTAAGCATCTTTTCTGGTGCTAACAACGGCATAGGATTACCGTAAGAGCTTCTACCTCTAGATATAGATCCACCTGGAATCATTCCACCAAGGTTGTAGCCTGCTGGTACCAGTCTAGGTGGTCTTCCTGGAATCCATTTTTGTCTTGTTGCTGCAGCCTCTAAGAACATGCTCCAAGAATTTTTTTGTTTTCTATTTGCTCTTATAACATTACCAGACTCTATTTGAGCCTTGCTCTTAAACTTACCATCGTCCATGACTGCTGCATATAGATCATCTACTGTTGCAAACTTATCCATACCTGTTCTCTTTAAAGCTGATGCAAAATTTTCTCTTGCATCTTCTGCATTTAAATTTAAAACATCTCTTGATAGTCCAAGAGTTTCAAGCCTGCTCATTATGTTATTTATTCCAGAAGGAAGAACTGCCGCTAGGCCCATATATCCGCTGGTCATGTACCCAAGAGAACCCCTGCGTCTAAAATGTGCTCTATCATGCAATCCCTGAATAATAGGCATACCTTTTTTATTTTTAAATGTTGTTGGAGAAACTGCAGATATTAAATCATGCACTCCAGCAAATCTTTGATCGCGTAGCATTGCATCTCTGACTTTATTTAAATTATAATTAAGAGCCTTACTGCTACTTATTTCAGCATTTTTAGCATTTTTAACTTTTAGCTCTGGATGTCTTTTTTCTAAATCTTGTACTTGTTTAATTCTTAGCTTTACAAATTGCTCATCAGATCCACCAGATTGCATTTTAGCAGAATCAAAATTAGATGTCGCTGTCTGTATAGCTTTATCCATAGGCATTTTTGCTGTATAAGATAGTTCTGCTGCATCCAGCATAATCATTCTTACTCTCATGTCATCTGCGTACCTTGGATTATTAATAAATCTTAAATATTCCTTGTACTGCTTTTTAAATAGTCTTTCATCCATTTTACTGCCTGGAGTGTTAGCTGTTTTCTTTCCATATCCAGCAATGCCATTCATTATCTGTCCGCCGAAATTATATCCACTATTTGCTGCATCTACTGCTGCATATAGCTCAGGCATTCTTTGAATCTGGGGACCAAACACGGTCTCCTGTGGAGTAAGCGCTGCAGTTATATTACCACCATCGTTTAAATAAGTACTTGGTGCCATTGCAACCAAGGCAGCATTTGCAGGATCCATTGAGGCGGCTTGGTTGAGTACATAACCTCCTAGAGGAACATTTCCTAATCTGTCATCATAATCTATTGAGGATGGACCAGATACTGTAGTTTTATTTGGTCCGAATGATTCTATTTCTCCACCAGTATTAAATCTAGGAGGTCTTGTTGTTTGAATGCTATATGGAGCACCAAATGTTCTGACTCCACGTAGTCTACCAAACTCGTTCATTACAGATAGGTTTGCTTTTTTCTTATAAAGGTCTCTTAGAGTAAATTGTCCATTTGCATCAACAACTGGTTGATCCATCATTGGAGCTCTTGTTAAATCTATTGTTCTTCCTCGACTTGCTGCATATGCAGTTACTGCAGCTCCCATGTCTGCTTCTATTTGTGCATTAAGTGCAAGTATTCTTGCTTTTGCTTGTTCGACTGTTATTTCTGCATTTCTCATTTGCTGAACTATTGCGGCTGATTGAGTTGCTGCACTATCTGCAAACCTTTGAGTTATAGGAAGTATGTCGTCAAATGTGTCTAGTAGCTCTCTGCTAACTGTTCCGCCCATTGCAATTGTTTTCTTTAAAGCTGCAATTTCTTGTTGGCTTTGCATTCCAAGTGTTGCCATTAATGCGTGGTGCTTTGCCGCTTCGCCTGGAACAATTCCTGTAGATATTCCTTTTATACTTGTTAGGCCTTCAACATTTGGAAGTCTATCATGCATGTAAATTTGAGGAGTTCTTGATATTCCTCTATTAACTGGAACCGCTCCTGGTACCCCACCAAATATTGTTGCAGGGTTATTAGGATCTCTAGGATTAATATGAGACATTGCTCTAGTATCAACATCTCCTACATAAGGATCAGTAGGGTCAACCACTCTTCTTCCAGCAACCATTACTGGTGCACCGCCAACTGTTCTTACTCCTGGATTTACTGGTACAGCATTTTTAGCTGATACTGCTTGAAGGTTTTGATAATCTAAAACAAGTTTTTGTAATGCATTATGAAGAACTTGGGCTGCCGCAGCGTCTGAATAGAATGCAGTTTCAACCATCTCTGCTGCTTTTTGAGCAGCAATAATTTCTGGAGTAAGCATCTTCCAGCCACTGGCTTTCATAAAGAATGCTCTTAACTGAACAATACCCTTAGTTATATATCCAAAGAAGTTTGCAAGAACACCAGTTAACATAATAAGCGGGCCAACTAATGCAGTAAATCCTGCTAGGAAAGTAAGAGCTTTTTTAATTGGGGCTGGCAATCCCGTAAAGAAATCTAATATCTTAGTTGCTGCAGTTATAAGTTTAGTTGCAACACCTAAAAACTCTTCGCCGACATCTGCAAGTTCTGCTTTAAGTCCTTCAATGGCTTTCTTATACTTACCAGATGCAGACTCGGTAATCATCTTTAATTCTCGGCTAGCAATATCTGCTAACTCTCCAGTAGTTGCCTTCATTAAGTTCAAAACTTGAAGCGTCTGGCTTCCTTCTTTACCTAAGTTATTAAGCAATGCGCTCATTCTTGCAAACTGGAACTTTCCAAACATTTGCTCCATTGCTCTTGCTTTACTTAATGGATCAAGTGAATCTAAAGCTTTTTGCAAATCCATAAGAAGGCCAGTAGTGTCTCCAGTATTTTTTGCAACCATACCCATTACATCTATGCCAAAATCTGACATCATTCCAACGGTTTGCTTTGTTGGGTTTATGAGTGATGCTAATCCAGACTTTAATGCGTTAGCGCCTTCTGACGCATTAATTCCACCCTCTCGCATTGCAGTTAGATAAAGAGCTAAGTCTTTAACATCTCCACCTAGTTGCTGAATTACTGGGCCAGCTTTTGGAATTGCTTCTACCAAGTCTGCTAGTGTCGTGGATGTCTGGTTTTCAACTGCGTTTAAAAAGTTAATTGATTCTGTAAGCTCTTTAGTATTTTGCTTAAATGCTGTTTGAATTGATAGAGTTGCTTTCATTGCATCTTGCCTATCAACTTCACCAAGGATCGATAGTCTTGTTGTTTCAGCAATGGAATCTAAAAGCTGATTACCCATCTGCCCTGTAGCTGCAATATCAGCACCTAATGCAATAGTTTCTTTAAAAGATGAACCCATTGTTTTAGACAGCATCTTTGCGGTCTCAACAACTTCTTCTCTAACTCTTTTTAACTCTGTTGCAGATGTTGCAGCCAATCCACCATAAACTTTTGTAAGTCTTACTAGCTCTTGGTCTGCTTCTCTAAAAGCTTTTCCTGCTGCCGCCCCAAACATTGTAAGCGGAACGGTTAGACCAACAGTTAGCTGTCTACCAGCCCACTGAGTATTTTTACCCCAGTTAATTAAAGATCCTGCTCCTTCAGACAATGCACGATTCATAATCTGCATTTCCATACGAGCTAGTTTTCCACTATTTGCTATAGCATCTAGGCCTCTAGGAATCATAACGTTGTACTGCATTAAACCTTGAGCATTTCTGCCTAGCGGTTGCAGTACTGAATTCTGAAGCATTACCTGCTCTTTGGCAAGCTCCCTTATCATACCCTTTTGAGTTGTAGCGTGTTCTCTAAATGTTGAGAAGTAATTTCTAAGCTTTAATCTACCAGCATCTAGGTTTTTACCGAACTTATCTACATCAGAATTAAGGTTTACAAAGTGGCTGGAGTACTGTCCGCTTCCAGTTAATGTATCCCTAAATAAATTATTTGCTAATTTTGTAGAAGAAGCTATAGCCCTGTTTGATGAAAGAAGTTCTCTTTGTAATTGTTGGAGACTGGCGCTAGCCCTGTGTACTTCAGACACAAGGCTAGACAAGTCGGCTTTGGCGACTATACTTGTTACAATTTGTTCGTCAGCCACTAATTACTCCTAGAGTATCCTAGCCCTGCGCCAATTCCAAATCCAGCTTGCGCTGCTAAAGGCCCTTGTAATCCAACAACATCATCTCCTGATGCATTTATTCCAAGTGCTCTTCTTTGGATATCTTCAAAGGTAGAACCTTTTTTTTCTTCTTCTACATCATCATCTAATTGTATTCCTTTTAGAGATGCTGCGAATTTTCTTTGGTTATGCTCTTTTTCGTTTATCGCTGTAATTGTTTGAACCAATTCTGGCATCGATAAATTTTCTTCTAGCTCTTCGTAATTCTTCCAGTGACCCAAAAGAAAAACTTGGCCTTCTAAAGCGGCTAAATCTAGTTCTGACCAGCCAGTACCGCTGCCGCTATTAGGTTTGGGTCGTCCATCTTAATTCCTCCGCAAACCTCAAGGATGCGGTTGATTGTTGGAACGTCCAATGCTTCTTCAAGCTTATCTAAATCTTTAACAAGATCTGGAAGTTGAGTTTCAATTGCTACTCCGCATGCCTCAACTAAAATTCCAAGTGTTGCAGTCTCGTCTTCTGCATCTTGTACTTTCTTGATTACTTCCATGAACTTACGCAGTTGCTTGATTGATAATGGCTTGAGCTTTACTTTAGCCCCGCTTTGTAGTTCAATCTCTTCTACGTCATATACTGTTGTTGCCATTTTATCCTCCTTAAGGATTGTCTAAATTATTATAGCATAACCATTATACGGATACAACACCAAAGCCCCCAATTTCTTGGAGGCTTTGATATTAATTATTAATATAATTAAGCTGCTAGAATGCGGTCAATAATCTTACCGTACTCTGAACCAACGTGGGCTGAATCGCCTGATGGTAGAAGACGGAATGTTACTGGGAATGTTGTTGCTGCTGTACGAGCCAAAGAGAACTGTGACTGTTCCACAGAAAGAACACGACGTGCATAATATACACGCTCAGTAGCTGAAGCTCCTGTAGTTGGAGCTTGTCCAACTGCAATTAGCTGACGCTCTGTTGGAGCTGCACCAAGTGCACCTGCTTCCATACCGAGTGTGTCTACCTGAGCCAAACCTGTTCCTACATTTTCTGTAAGAGTGTCTGACTTCTGTCCAAATACTGCTAGAATATTTTCTAGTGTACCTTCTGCCATTTCTGTTGAAATTTGAACCTGCATAGCAGATTTAAATAGCTTAGCTGTATCTAGCAACTGATCAACAGTTACTGAATCATATGTTGGCTGGTAGCTGATCTGAAGACCATTGTTTGTAAAACCTACGTTACGGTATGCTGCTGCATCCGCTCCGCCTACTGTGTTTACATCTAGTGTGTTAAGTGTTTTCCAATATTCTACACCATTAGCAAACGCTGGAACCTTTGTAGATGGTCCCTTTGTTGCTGGTGATACTATTGCTGTTCCTGATCTGAGAGCTCCTGCTTCCATATCTGCTACGTATCCAGCTGTTGTGGAATCGTTTACAGACAAGAATAGAGGTGATGCACCGACAAGAATATTTTTTGCATTTCCGACATTTTGTGCCATTGTTATTTCTCCTTCATTTCATGAAATTAATATATATATTTGGCTGGCTAGGCCCTTTCCTCTGTTCTAATTTTACTCTACTACTTCATAAAAGGCAAATTAAGCAAACCTGCCTAGGCCATTTGTTATCCTAGAGTATTTTACCTCTAATATTACATCTGCCGCATAGAAGCCTTGTATCTCTTCTGATGGGGCTGTAGATGATATATCTGCTATATGGATACTATGAAACTTGAATTTATCTGATAGCCCCGCCCACTTATTGACATCCCTTGCAGACTCATCCATTCTTCTAAACTCATCGGTTAAAAAGTTTCTTATTTCAACAATATCGAGGAGGTCTGGGGAATATAGGGTCAACAGTATTTGTTCACAGCAAATCATCCAGTTGTTCTCATAAGACATTCCTATCTTATCATAGACTATGTGCTTCTTGCCGCTCAAAAATTGATTCATTTCTGGTTGTTGCTGCACTGGAACAATTGGAACAAGGGTTTCATTCAAGTTATCTGAGTAGTAGTCATCTGCATCAAATATGCTGAGATCTGTAAGTCTACTCCATAGGAATTTTCTTATTTCAAACATCGCATCTAATTTATAATTAGCCATGTGCTAACCTCGCAAATGCTGCTGATGTGGCAGCTTCCGCTTCATTTGCTAATTGATTTGCAGAGAAGCTATACTTAACTGTCTTAATTTGTGCGGGAACTCCCAAGGCTCTGGATAAAGATGAGTTAAAAAGTCTTTGGAACCCCGATTTTTTTATAGACATATTAACTAGCTGACCAGTAAAAAAATATCTATAAGCGGAAAAGAAAGAATTTTTAACTGCTGCTCCACCTGGTTTTCTAACGGTAACCGACTGGCCTTTAGGCATAAAAACTGTATATCCATTTACATCAAATACTAATCTTTCTGAAAATCTAGGGGCAATGATTACAGTCTTTCCTTCTTCCATAATAGAAGCTTTTTTTATAAATACATGCTTGTTATTAGAATTCTCAGATGGAACAAATGATTTAGAATCAATTAATTCATAATTAACCTTTAGAGATAGGCCATCTGCTGGCAATTTATTTAATTTAAATAGCCTTGCCTCATCCTGACCAACTCTACCCCATTCATAAACATGGTGAAAAGACTTTGGAGATGTTCTTGCTTTTGCATCTATATAATCGCCAAAGTCAACTTCAAGTTGATCAAAGATTACATTTCTAAATGCAGATTGAAATTGTGGGTTTGATGCTAATTTTGCCATCACATTTGTTTTGTAGAATAATGCTGCAGATATTTGTGCAACAGTACTATCCCTTATTGCACCACTAACTGGCTTCTTAGACATTAAGTTAACTAATCCGCTTGCTGCTTTAATTGCTAAAATTTCAGATGCCAATTTGCTGATTCTCCGCTCTTTCTAATGAGGAGTTATATCCAACAACATTTCCAAACGGGTCTGATATTGGAGTTGTTCCTACCACATCAAATACCGTATCAGTATCATTTGGATAATTTAATTCATACCAGATAGGTTTGCCATTTACATCTCTAATATTTTTTACTTTATCTCTAGCAGTTAGCCTATCAGATGTTCTTACTTCTATATATTGATCATTAGAATATTTATTTGTAAATTTTTGTCTGTCATTACCTTTACCGCCGTTTTGGCTAATAATTCCACGGGCGTAACAATCTATTGTTTTAATATAAGAAAATTCTCTAACCATTGCGCCAGTGTTTGAATCCTGCCGTTCTGATTGACGGTAGACATCCATTTTCATGGTCATTAAACCATCAACCACGTCAAACATTACACCAGTACCATTTGTGTTATAACGTAGTCTGCTAGAAGCCTATCTGCGTAAGAAGATCCAGTTCCGTTAAATGCCTCTGAAGAATATTCAAAATCCCAATCTGTTGTAGAGATTTTTTTAACATATCTATCTCTCCACACACGATCTTTTGCAAAGTACATCTTCATTAGCTCAACCGCTGCGTCTCTAACTTCATTTGGAATATAATCCCAGCCAAATCTTGCATAAACTTTATACGACTTTGATCTTCTAAAAATATTTGGGGAAGAGTCATTTATTGAAGGCGGCACCATTCCATTTGCAATATATACATCATCATTGATGCCAGCAAAATGGTTTGCTCTTATTCCAAATCCACTTACTGTATTTTCAACAACTATGCCTAAATTATTAATGCTGTTAATATTGTCTACCAATAGTTCATCATTAGCATATAGGGTATGTAGTCGATTTATTTTCTTAGGCATTGAAAGTGTATCTGAATCACTTCCTATCGTAAAGAATCTATCATCATGCAAATAAAACTTTTGTCCAGTGTGTCCTTCAATTATGTTTCTTGCATATCTTTCCGCCAACTTTAACTCTTGATGTGTCCTATGACTTGGATCATTTGAATCTGAACCAAGACCCATCTCTTGAGCTGCCTCTTGAATATCAACGTATGGAGTAACAATATCTAGGTAGGTTGTAGTTGAGTATGCAACTGAGTTGAACTGCCAATCCCAAACTAACTTAAACTTTCTATTTCTTGTTGAATGCTGCACTGGCAGATAAACACTAAATGATCCTTGGTCAACTTCACTCGCTTCTGCTGTTACAGTAGCAATAATTGATGATGGACTAATCTGTGGAGAAACAAGCGGATCACCAGTTATGTCATAAAATTTTACAACTACGGATGATGTTGGCGTTATAGCTTCACCTTTTACGTAAAGTTTTGTTGTTGCTGCCGTGCTTGTGTTTATGTATATCTCTGCCATGTGTTAGGCTTAGTTGTAATACTCCTGTACTTCTCTAGGTGTAGCCAATCTAAACCCTTCCTCCTTATCAAAAATTTCTTGAGCCACATCTGGCTTCATTGCTACAAATGGGTGCTCTAGTGTGAATGTAAAACCTAGTGCATCGTATCTGTAGTTTGGTCGATCCATTTTTACTAGAACCATATCTTCATCTAGCTTTTGATTTGGATCTAGTCTAGGAAGAATTTCATCTGCATCTTCTTTTGCGTTCTCAATGTTTTTAAGTGTACCTTGATATACTGACCAAGTTACTCCTTCTTCTGAAAGTGATGCAATAATATCTGCTTTGTTTTTTAGGCCGTCCACATCAACTGCGAAGTCCGCTGCTAATGCTTTTAAATCCTTGACCTTAAGTGTGTCAAATGACATATATATACTCCTTTGGTATGTATATAAATTATAGCACTATAAAATTAAAATGAAAAGCCCCTAAAATTAATTAGGGGCCTTTCCAGCAAGTTATTTCTTAAATTAAGAAGCAACCTTAACGTCTTTAACGACTACCCATGCGTCTGCCTGCTCAATTTGGGTACCCACGCGAGTATACATTGTATATTCGATTGAGTCCTTCTTTGGCCAGAAGAAGCGGTAAACAGTTACATCGCGCTTGATACCAATAACAACGTTATTTGGGAATGTCAAGTGGACGTCTCCGTGCTCTCCTGTTGGTGTTGCATATGATCCTACTTGAGTTTCCTTAAGTAGTGGAACTTCAACAATTGGAATACCAAATGCGAATGGTGCAACATATCCTGCTGGACCACCTAGAGCACCTTCGTTTCCACGGATAATGCTTGAAGCAATATCTTGTGGGTTAACGTTTTGGATGTTCTGTGAGTTTGAATACAAGTAATCTTGTATAAGGTTTGAGCCTGCAAGGAAGCGTAGGTCTGGACGACGTTGCTTGTACTTACGTGGCATTGCCTTTAGAGCCTTGTTGAAGATGTCACGAGACACTGCTGCGCCCGCTCCAGCTACTACACGACCATTTGTCTTTGCAATCTTGACAATACCGTCGAATGCCTTATAAAGGTTATCTCCAGTTAGAGCTGTGTTACCGTTAAGGACTACGTCCTCAAGGTCGTTACCAGCTTGTGTTGCCATGAGTCTTGCAATGTGATCTTCTAGATCTGCACCTTCAATGTTGTCTTCTAGAGACTCAGTTGAAAGCTCCCAATCTAGGCGAAGTTTCTTTGTTGTGAGAGAAATCTTTGAGAACTGTACGGCTGCATTTGAGCCAGTGTTCTCTGCTTCAGATGCAAGCTTCATAAGCTTTTCTCCGACGCCGATACGATCAATCTCTGTAGTGTCAGCTCTCATTCGAACTGTACGTGCTACCTTACCGATTACTGTTGCATCGAACATGTAATCAAGGAATCTTGCGGATTGCTCAGGATTGAGCAAGCCTCCCTTACCCTCGGAACCTACGTGAATTCCGTCGGTAGGGTTTGCTGAGCCAGTCATTCCACCTGTTAGTGTTGTGCCTACTTCAGCTGCTTTTGCTAATAGTTCATTACTCATTAGTTTTTCACCTTACCCTTTATTTTGTTAATTCGCTAACGGAACCGAGGAAAGTGCCGTTCCATTTTGATTTTTTGATTGTTACTCCTGTTGACCCGCCAAGGTCAGAGGACTTCTTGATTGCAGTGTCTGATTCTACTGCGTCTACTCTTTTTTCAACTGTGTCCATTATAGACTTAATTGAATCAACTGCTGTTGAGAGTTCTGTGTGCTTTTCTGCTAATTCTGAAATTCTCAAATCGACATTCTTGCTGAAAGCTTCGACTGTCTCCTTGATTGTTGAAACCTGAGCAGCGTTTGCCTCAGAGGCCTTTTCCAAAGTCTCTGAGAAGAAACCCTTAAGGTCGCCTAGCATCTTAACAAAATCAGGTGACTCCTGAACTGTTAGTTCTGCTGATTTTTCCAGAACTTCGGCAGAAGTTACTTCAGCTACAACTTCAGCAGAATCTTGTTCTACTGGGGCAACTTCTTCAATAATTTCTGCAGGTGTTTCTACAACTGCTTCTTCTACTACTGGAGTTGCTTGGTTTATATTAAGCTTTTCCACTTCATTTCCTCCTTCTGCAATTGCCGTATTTATATTTTGTGTTTCAGGCAATGTTTGCAATCTTGATCTACGTGAATCAAGAATCTTTTCTATTTCTTTTCCTTTGTTTACGTCGTTTGACTCTACCCATCCAATGAGCTCTGTCTTTTTTCCAGTAACTGGAGACAGGTATTCTGACTCTGTTGACATAAATACAGAATCGCTGTCTGCACAATAAAAAATATTTTCCATTTTAACATCTGCTGCGATGCCTTTAAAAATCATTTGTCCGTTTACTTTTTCAATAGAAAAAATGTTACATAGTTCGTTTGCTGGTGAATCAACGATTGATAGTTCAACTAGTGCATAATCTTTAATAAATCTTACTGATGCTCCTGTTGATTTGTTTACTTCGTTATCTGATTCAAGAATCTTTCCGCCAATTGAGAATCCAGTGAGAGTTCCGTCTAAAACTTTCTCCCATGTATCCTGAGCGCCTTTTGAAATGTATGCATCAACGTAAACTCCGTTGTAAAATTCTTTTGTTATTGGGTCGTAAAAAGTCTCTGGTCTAAATGAAGCAACCTTGCCAACTGCAAGTGGCTGATGCATTTCTCTTAGGTTTCCTCTGAAACCTTCAAATGCTTTCATACTTGCTTCTTGTGTAACGACGTCACCAGTCTGATCCAGGTTGTCTAATGTTGCAAAACCTGAGACTGTTCTTTTTTCTCTATTGACCTTTGTAAATGGAATTGATAAATTAATAGCATTTCCATTAGCGGACCAATGTGACTTTTCTATGATCATATGTATATATTATAGAGATTGTTGTATAAAAAGGCAAATAACCAGTTGAGTAGAACTAGTTGACTTGTCTTCCGTCTCCCTTTGTATTTCTACCCTCCCCAGATTTATCTGGGGAATTAGCTGATCTTTCTTGGTCACGAGTTCTGCTCTGATTTGCTTGGGCTTTAATTTCGGCTGCCTGTGCCGCAAGGTCGACTGGCACGTCCCCGCCTTCTCTTGGAACCATACCCATTCTAACTCTAATTTCATTTGGAGTTATTACCTGGAATCTAAGATATCTTTCATCAATCTTTGACTGGGTATCGGCATCCGTTAAACTTAATTCATTAAATCTAAGTTCTAGTGCATCAGTCATTTCTTGAATTATTTTATTAATCTTTTTTTCAAGGTTTTCCTGTGCTGGCCTACAGACTTGCTCTTTAAATGTCTTATCTGCATCTCTGGCTGCAGCTAAATTAATACCTGCTGGTGTGCCAATTTTATTAATTGGGACTCTGTGAGCCATTAATATTTCATCTCTATTTGAATTTCTGTATTTTTCAAATGAGCCTTCCTGTGCGCCAGCTTCAATTGGCTCCATTTTAAATTCAGTTTTTGAATCTGATGAGTCTGGTGGAAGTGGAATGTATAGGGATCTGTGG